AAGAGCCAGGACCACACGCTCTCGACCCGAGGTAGATATGACCTCATAGTAGAACGTGTGGTGGTACAGGATCTGGCAATCCTTCGCAAGTTAGGCACAAAACCGTATTAACGGGTGGTTACTGTATTTCGCCACTGCATCTGACAATTTCTCGTCAGATTTTAAAAAGTACCATGTAATCATGAAAAGAAATTGCCAACGACATAAGCCGTCCACTGGGCCTTCAGTGGGTATAGTTATGCAGTCGGAGCCGTAGGCTCAAAGAACATAACAGGTGCTCCTATAAACCAGAAGCATGTAAAGTCCTCTCCAGCAGCAACATAAGTATCGACATACTCTGTATGTTGCGACCCTGGAGCGAACGTGAGGAAAGCTCCCCACATAGGATCTATTCTATCGGTTACCGAACCATAACGTACAGATTCGTATCTAGCGGGACAAAACCGATAATTAGAATAGAATGGCACCTCAAAAGATGCCAACTGGTTAACACTGCCTATGGTTAAAGCAGTACCAGTATGTCCCATCATTTTGCGACTATTGTTGTAAGTAGAAGCAAGACTAGCCGGGTCTAACACTCCAGCAACAGAATGGGGATCGCGTGTGGTCTCAATAGTTCTAATGTCGTTTTGACCATCATCTTGGTCAACTCCAACATAAAACTTGCCGGTCCAATTGGAATCGGCTGAACTCTGTCCGCAATCAGAAAATTCTGCTACATAACGCAGGGACCCTCTCCACCCAACATACGCTAAGGAAATGTACCTAACAAACGGTAAATATCCGTGCATGTATCTTCCAAAGGTCAGAGGTAAAAGTTGTGGTCTTACTGCATTTATCCCTTCTGAAGTGTATCCTGGAACAAAAGGCATGTTCCTTCTCTTACAATAAACATCTATAACTTCACCAGAAGTACCAGTAATGTTAACTGGTATCTTCTCATGTCGTGAATAGCGTTTCAACAATGTTCGCATGGAGCGGATAACCTCCCCATAAAACACCTTGTTGGTGTTATCAGACAATTCGTGTTTGCCACCCATATGTGTAATTTCTGGAGCACCAAGTGGGTCGCTATCAGTCTTCATTGCCTCAAAAGACTGATTGGGTTTTTCTTGACCTGAACTGTCATCTGGTAACCCATAACCAGATTGTGGATCCAGGAGTTGGAGACTCTGTGGATCAAGTGGTGTACGCGTGGGTCCATCTAGATTATCCACACTCGTCAATCTCATTCGAGCACTATATCTATCACTAGGTACAGCCAATTCGAAATCATCACCTGCACTGATCGAAACTAATATCTGAATGTCTTCTGCAACATCAGACGAAGTTGTCAATATATTCTCAACATACAACGCTATGGCACCATTACCATAGGGTGCAGCAGAATATTGATAAGTAACAGGCGAAGCGGGACTGACAGTGCCAGACGTGGTAAACATATCATCTTGAGACAATATGACACCAGGCATCACATCCCTATAGCTAGTAGATGCACCCCATCCCACTACAACTACAAAATCAGTGGTATCAGAAATGTCAACAATTGTAGTAAACGTAGTATTAGGATAAGGAGCTCCAGCCAAAGGCAGTGCATACGGGTCCCAGCAGATCTTCAGACGTCCCTTATGAAAACGACTACAGACTACTGTGAACCTGTATTTCAGAGACCCTCGCCAATACCTGAAAGGTAATGCAGCGAAAGAACAAGGTGGCAAATGGTTCTCTTCATCGTTAGATATATCGGTATATTTCACCACAATCCCAGGATCTACCACTGCAGAAAATAGACAAGTATCGCTAGCAAATGTATCTGCCCATACACAACGAGTTAAGAAAGATTCTCTTCCCGCAATGTAATTGATATTGAGCTCGTCAACATTATTTAAACCAACAGTGCTAGGGTCTAATGTTAACTCTTGTTTAGCATCAACAGTCAATTTATCGACATCGTCCATATCATTGCATACCGCAATCCCTTTCTTAGCCTTAGGGTGCACATGTGTGAAACTGAAATCGACTGGAGCACTATAACCGAACAATGTAGCAATATTACCTATAGCGGTGGCACCCAGTTGGGTAGCCATAGCATAATTTCTCAACATAGGTATATTGGTAAATCGGCTAGCAACATTGGCAACAGTTCCTGCCACACGACTAATTGGACCTTTCCCATACTCATCAATACCACTTTGTGGTTCCAACAACTCTTGTTGTAATGGAACATATGTAGGAGGTATCTTTGAGGAGGGCGTCGCACTTCGAAATGCAAAAGCTTGATCGTACGCAGACATACCAGTGGGGGTAGTGAGCTTGACATCTTCCATCCACGCATACGTTGTCACAGTCAAATCTGTGACCGAACCAGACGAATTAACATGACCAAGGTCTGCAATCTCACTATACACCAATCGACCAATAAAGTAATAGTCACCATTGACTGTGTTGAACTTATTCTTATAAAACATAAAGGGTAGACTCAACTCTGCCCCCTGGTTATTTGAAGGGTCCAACATCACATGAGGTCGCTGCGTTGCTCCAACAAAATCTGCAAGTACATACTTTCCATCCATAGTTAAAGTGTCATAAGAATTGGCGACTATATCATCTTTGAGTGGCTGATAGTCAATTAGTAAGCGCCCATAATGAAACGCAGTTCCATTGAGCATGAACTTAACTCTCAGCTTCCCTGACAATAATTTGTAGTGGTTGAATTTATCATACACACGGGAGTCCTCAAGAAACTTTTTCCACGGATTGAGCACTAGGCCCAAATTGGTACCTGCAACAGTCCAAGTAAATTCATGGATTCTAACTGGCCGAGATAAAAACTCTGCTAAGGACACGTCATCCGTTGCATCACAATTGGCCGTATCATCCATAGTACCACAAGTCTCGTGAACGAGACCTGGGTGAGTGTCCATAAATCTGACAGTTTGTTCTGATGTAAATTTAATTGCATCGTCTACACACTGCGCAGACTGTGGACTTAATTTCGTACCATCCAGTACTAATGATTTAAGGTTAATCACTAAACCACATAACCACTCTATTGTTCCCGGAGTCGGTATACGGAAATATATAACAGGAAATGTAACGGTAAATTATACAAACATAGAAGTATATATATAACATATAACATATGCTAACTTTGAGAACCACCTCTAAAATTAGCTTTGTGAGCAGTACTTCTCTTTCCAGTGGGCAACCCGCTCATCAAACGTTGCCCAAGCTGCCGGAACAGGCAATTTTGCTTCTTCGCACAATGCCTGCAATTGAACAATTCGCTCCTCGTACTTTTTACGACCATGAGCAAACCATTCATGAGCTGCCGTTTCCATACAGCTAGTCGACACAGATTCCGGTAACTGTGAAGATGCCATATTGGCATGTAAGGCCTTGAAGATGGAATCTTCATCTAAAGCACCCAGTCTACATCCGATTTCAGGTATATATACAGATTTCCTTTTAAGAAAATCAGTGTTTTCAAGTTGTCCAAACTTATCTAACTCTGTTTTCTTATCGGGTGATGTAATTTTGACTTTGTGCTTGGCCATGAACTCCCTGAAACTGAGACAGTTGAAATTCGTGTGCGTATCAACAATTGTACCGATGAAATCATCTCCATACGTAGTATTAGCTACATGTTCTCTGAAATCATCGCACTCCGGGTATTCTGAAAAGAAACCCATACGCACATATAGACTATTTGCTCCGCAATTGGTCCATACTGTCATATTGTTTCCTGACGTATTCATACTGTATGTCATTACCATAGTACCATTCCAATCAATCATGGGATGTACAATGTCAGACACCATCATTTTCATGATAAACAAGTCCTCTGAGCTATAGCCACCAATCTGTGCTAGCTCAATCAATGACAAATAATACGTTGACGTCACCTGGGCGTTCATCTTAGCATCGAACTTGGAATAATCCCATGCTAAGACATTTTCTTTGGATTTACTTTCCACATGATCCATAAGCTCTCCCCACTCAGGGGAAAAACTATTCAATCCAACTGCACACTCACTCTCCAAAGGGTGTTTCCCAAGAAAGCGTGCTAATGGTAGAAAGTACTTCCTGATGCACAAACCTAGTGCAATAGATCCAGCCATGAAAACTCTCACTTTCTCAGAGTCCTTCTCTACAACCTCATCCTTGAGCGTCGCAGAGCATACTGGATAGCCTCGTTCCCCTGCCTTCCAACAAGAAATCAATCTGTCAACCTCTTCTAAGATCTCGGGGGCCGGTTCCCTATCCACTAATTGACCTTGGTCATTGTGGATATCTGTGAACATAGTACTTTTCTTCCCAAACAACGGGAAGCCAAGACTAGTGCTCATTGGGATCGGATCCAAAAATCTTTTCCCAGGAACTCCCATCACAGTTTCCTGCATAGTCAGAGGTCTAAAATCCTCATGATTGACATACTCTTCCATCAGTGACCTAAGTGGTGTAACCCAATCCACTCTTGCCCTTTCAAGCAATGTTGGATCAAACATAATGCCAGGTTTAGCAACATGTTCAAGTGTCTCATTGTACACTTGCCAATTAGGCACAAGTTTGGGTGCTCCCCACTTGTTTTCCACTCCAAAGTGTTTTGTAACCAGCTCGGATATCACTGATTCCTTGACAGTGCTCTTCTGTTGAGCTCGCAACTTAACACTACCTAGGACTTCCAATTGATAATCGTTGTTCAGCGTCACAAATACTGACTTCGGATGTGGCTCTGTGGATGATAGTAGACTCCTTCCATATTGTTGATCAGGTATCTTTCCAGTTTGTGATGATATAAGCACACCAGGTTTTTCCTCCAACTGATTTCGCATCTGTTGGTAGTCACCTAATGTTACTGTTTGCATAGCACAGGAACCAGAAGATGTACCCGCCACATGGAAACCAACAATCACAGGAGACTTCTCACACAAGATTAAAGGAGACATACATATGCCAACCCTTTGTTGATCTGTGTTATAATGTCCCCCATAAATGTGGTCATCACAATATGACAAGTCAGTAACAGTCTCGTGCGTGACGGCAACAATATCTGAAAACACCTCAGATTTATGTCGACCTATTATCATACAACGAGACCTTCCACTTGGTTTGGTGAGAGGCAACCACTTCGTGTGATCTTTGACATCGGGACAATTTGGAACAAATACCATTGCCATGTCCATGTGTTCACTAATGACTACATGATCCTTATGAACTATGAATTCAAACTTACCACCAGCAGCACCATGTCTATACACAATGACGCGTATAGGCCTAGTAATTATGCCATTTGACACCCGAGCATGCTCGTAGAAAACGTGTCTTGGTAACAATGCAATCCATTTCTCTGGGAAAAAGATATTCACAAATCCCAAAGGTTCGTAGTCCTCAGTAAGCAGTTGACACCAAAAAACGCCACTCTTCACTATGGTTTTACTAACATGTTCAGGCGCTGAATCTCTTACTGCAGTCTGTGTTTTAAGACCCAAGAGTTGCATCGGCTTATACATAAAACCTGACCATGTTGGTATGTTATCGTTCCCAAGCATCTGAGGCTCTAGCCTTTTATTTCTAGATTCTCGATATTTACTCAGAGCATATGAAATCACTGTAAAAAGTACCGTCGCACCCACACCAATCTTGAACAACTTATCTCGTCGTGCCCTGACTTCTGTAGGCATAACGTCTCGCCTTAACAGAAGCTCCTGTTTCACACATTTAAGTCTGTAATATCTCATAGGGCAGAGCAAAATTGTTATACCACACACAAGCCAAATCCAGCATAAAAATGATAGAGAGAAGTACCAAAAAACTGGCAACGAATATATACAACGCCAAATGTTTCTTTTGTACCACTCCCTCAGATCAATGTCAACACTGGCACGTATCCACGTACCAAATATCTTGTCCACAATTACATTGTCATAAATACAATCTGGACAATGTGACATTATGCCAGTCTTCAGAACTTCGGAAAGATCTTCAAACTCACTGATGAGAAACTTGGTTGCCAATTTTTTAACTGGTAAGGGTGGTAAAGCCCAATAGAACGGACTGAACAGCGTGTTAAGAATCGCCGTTTTTAAAGGCGGTATCAAATACTCTTCAATGACGTATTGCATCGATTGGGGTTTCAGACACTTACAAGCAGGCTGTAGGATTCCACATTTAGAACACACTGGTATATCATGCATCTTCACGGAGTCCTTGACCAATTTGGATTGCTTGTTTTTATGTCGTTTTGCCAAGTGTGACACAACACGTAGATATGTGTTCAGATCCAAATCCTTACAATAAATTGTTTCCTGTGGTGACACCAACTGTCCATTTTCATCATGGACAGGATCAACTGTCACATCCAAAACACGGAAAACATACTTATCGCCATTTTTCCCCTCTGTTATGTGAGTCTCTTCAATGGTTAACAACCACACGTCTTTACACACCTCTGATGAAACAATATCAGGGTGGTCAGTATCTAGACTTACACTACCAGGTTTACAGTACTCAGGCTTAATTTTCACCCGAGTGTGATACAGCCGTCGCAAAGATGCCTCAGGTTTGTATGTATATTGTCGAACATTATAGTCGACGAAATTGGAAGTTAACACACCAACCTTAAACTGAAAGAAAACAACCCCTTTCTCATTTAGCTCAGCTTTAACAGCAGGAGCACATATATTATTGAAAAATTTAATAATGAGATTAGAAGGTGACTTCTCTTCAAAGTCGGGCTTCCCATTTCCAACATCATCGATAAACATCCCATTCACATCAGAAGTGACAGATGAGTCGTATTTATCGACAGTATCATACGTGATGACACGTTCCGGGACATAACCATATCCCATGGACTGTAATGCTTGTGACATCACAATTTGGCCCAATGTGGATTTACCCACACCAGACGAACCTGTTAAACCCATGCCAAACGGGGATTCACGAATAGCAGTGTGTTTCCTCCTACACAAGATTTTCTCCTTGACTTCCACTAGGGCAACATATCTTTGTTGCAACCAGTATGCACTAGCACCATGTGGTTGCAAACTTTTCCGCCTTGCAGTTGCCTTGAGGCACTCATCAACCTTGACTTCAAAATCATTGAGGTCCTCACCATTACCAGCCAATACAGAACCAGAAATAGCCAAAACGTGGTCCACTTCCTTGTTGTACTCTCGAGTACGAACATCAGAATAAATGAACGGTCTTATCGACTTTTCGGACATTGCCTGGATACCAGAATCGACGAGCCATCGAAACGTGACAATCATTGCGTCAACTACATCAACTGCCTTAGCTTGTTCTTTAGCAGCTTCAAGTTGAATAAGTTTCAAACCAAATGGGTCCAATGTAATCTTTTTAACTGCACATATAGAACTAGCCATTCCTACAGTAATTAGAAAAGAAATTTTCTTGAAGACAGTGTTGGTCTTCAAGTGATCCCAATGGTTTTCAATGTCACGAACGTTCCATGACTGTGGTTGTAGCTCCTCACTCTCGGAGTTGGAATAATCCTCAATAATACGTTTAAGAGCATACAAGACACTCCCCTTAACGTACAATTTAATAAAAGTCATAGTATGAAGCGTGTAGTCTAACACAGAAGTAGATTTAGACAAATTATAAGCATATACGAAAATATTTTCCAACATATCTACAGCAAATTCATAATCTTCACTATCTTCTGGTAAATCCACATGCTTCACAACATTAGACAATTCTTCCACCAATTCAAATGGAGGCGTAATACGTACCTCTTTCTCGACATACAACTGACATTCTTCACACTTGGGGTCATACGGCTTTCGCATAACTCTAATGTAAGAAACACGCCTATTGTATTCTTCCTCAGAGAGACCATCTCTACTCAGAGAATGTATCTCATCTGTTATTTCACTAGGTGACAATGGTGGAGGTGGTCCAACAGGTTCTTCTGAATCATCAAAAGTCTCTCGTTCCACATGAAAATCCACATTCATATCTGATTGTGGATGGTGTTTTCGTTCCCATCGCCGACCTTTCCCACGTTGATTGCGGGTATATTTTTGTGTGTTGGCCTCTTTCACATCTAAGGCTGGGCCCTGTGGTCCTTGAGGTTCAGGATCTCGTGCAACTTTCTTCTGTTGTTTAGGACCACGAGGGTTGTTATTTTTATTTTTATTTTTATTATTATTATTAATATTTCGCTGTCGCTGATCAGGCGACGCAACCATGTTGTCTTGCGACTGAATGTCCTTAGAACGGTTTCCCTCCGTAACTTTTACTTTCATGGTTTAAGCGGATTGGGGAGCTGGCTCACCCGAATGTAGTTTTGGATTTTACTTGTAAACCACATACAAGGAAAAGACATTATTGTCGGTCTTTATCATTCGACTTTTGTGCGTATCAAACATTCGAATCACTTCTACAAATCAGAAAATACATAACTAGGATATTGTCCAGTTGATCTTCTGTTGCTGTCACCCAAAGTTCTTAAACATGTAAATTTCCGGCTTGCTACTCTATCCCAGAGTCGGGGTTATACGATCAACTACACGTTAGTCGTATAAATTACTTCCTATAGTAACCCAGTTCAGATATTTTGGGCCGTACTTTTATTAGTCTTATGGATACTTCAGTATATCAGATTTTCGGTCTTCATTAAAGACAGGTGCAATTCATTATAACTTTTAGCACATGACTCTGCGCGCATTCGGTTCGCATTTCATCCTTTGAGTCCAAAATGTCATCTGAATTGTATACTTATTCCAAAAATATTAAATACGTAACATAGCACTTGCGTGCGATAATTGTGTACATTTCCTAGAAAACTAGACACCGGTTCACTTTTACCAAGCATACGGTCGTTTTGACACCGAAATAATTCGGTCCTCAGTACACCAAGAGGTGTCGCCTGTAATAATTAGGCTTGGAGTAAAACTCCGGTCGTTTATTAACTCGCAATTAAGCAGTAGGGTAACGAACCCCGTATTATAAAATATATTGTTGTCCTATCATAAGGCAAGACTTTAAAAGGCTTGACTTATATAGGCCAACTACATGTGAGAGACGCATACTCACATATAGCTTCAACACAACTAATTTCATGAGCAAAACGCTCAGCCTGACGGTACGATTGACG